GAGCCGTAGCCGTAGCCGGAGCCGTAGCCGGAGCCGTAGCGCCAGACTTTATTTGTAGCCATGGATAGACTCCTTGATGCCATTGGTAACAGGGATCAACTCGCAAACGCCAGTCAGATAGATATGCGGATTCACAACATCAACTTTACATGAGCCGGATTTCAGCCCATGTTGAGCGACGCCTGACAGAGCAACGCCATCTTGCGCCTTCCAGCTCCACAGGCGGCGCGAATCTTTCAGCATTACGTTTTCACCATCAACGCTAACCACTTCACCAGCATGCACGCCGGCTGAGTAGCAGCGAGCAATCACATATTTACCGATGAAAGGATGCGACATAGATGGTTGCGATAGTGAAGAATTAACAACGCCAGCCAATGCAGCGATTTCACGGATTTGTTTCAGAGTAAGTTCTTCGTAGTTCAATTTATTCTCCTGGTTAGTTCGGCTCTGCTTGTGCATCACCGTGAAATAACTATAGCATCTGCCATATGGCAATTGCAAGCACTTTCGCAAATAAAAAAGCCACCCGAAGGTGGCCTTGTGCTATCCGAAGATGTCTAGCTGTCTCGGATCGGTCTTGACTGCTACGTATATATGTCCACTCTCGCAGCTTGGAAGACCGCGTTTCTTGGCCTCTTCCTCGGCTTTATGGCATACCTCGCTGCGCTCCTTCATGAACATGCATCCAATACACCATTCGTCAGGGTCGTCCAGCAGCTTCATAGGGCGGAAGCTGGCGGCGAAGATGATGCGGGCAGGGTCGAGACTCATTTTTTGTTGAGGAACATTTGCACTTTTGCTTCAACTTCGCCAAGGAAATCCAGCACTCGCTTTTCCAATTCATCAATGTATGCTTGGTCTCGCATGATGCGCTGGCGGTAAAGCTGCAAATGCTGCCCATCACCAAGCATGCGTGGATCGTAAGAGCAAAAGTCAATCCATTCCAGATCCAGTATCCACATTTGACCGAATACCTGCGGGGCGTGGTGCTCTGGCATGCCATCGGCCCATGTTGCAAGATGGATGGCGCTATTGAAGGGGCTTTTAATTTCGACCCCGCCAGAAGCACCAACGAGGCCATCAGATGAAGCGCCAACCCATGCATAAGTCTTGTGCTTAGCAAACCCGACTTCACGCACCAGCGAGCCGGTAGCGCGCTCGTATGCGGCCCTGGCGTATGGCTCGGCATCGGTGCCCCACTGCATTGCATAGCTGCTGGCTGATTGGATAGGCTCACCAGTAATGCGCTCGACTACCAGTTCCATCAGATAATCTTCGCGCGCCTTGAGTGGCTTTCCGTCCTTTTTTGAGACAGCCAGGATATCGCAGAAGCGAGAGGCGGTTCGACATACGCTCAAGCATCGCTGCTCCCTTGCTTCTTGCTGTCGGCAGCTTGGGCGCGGGTTTTCAGGTCGCGCATGTATGGCACCAGTGCATTGCGCTGTTCTTCGGTGATAGCGCCCCATGCGGTTTCCAATTCGGACAAGCCGCCTACATCCGCGACCCCTTGCAGCATGGTCAAGATATCGGCATGCGCTTCCGTGAACTCGACAGTGGTTGCTTCTGCGATATCGGCCGGCGTGCGGCGCGTTGTACGTGCTGGCGCCGGATTCACTTCCACGATGCGTTCGGCTTCGTCCAGGTCGAAGATACCAACATAGCCGAATGCCAGGCGCGCGCACTGGATCAGCGCCTTATGGCGCAGCATGCGTTTGGGGTGGCTCTGCCATGGCTGGGTTGGTCGCTTGCACTCGCTCATGTACTCGGTGGTCTTAACCGGGTGCGTGCGGTCTTTGCGGTAGATGATGCAGGTGCAGGACTCGTCATCCTGCTGGAAGTCCATGCCATCGAACTGCGGGTGCGTGTTGATGATACGGGACCAGCCGTCGACACCTACCACCGGGACAATTCCGTTGTTCTTGTCGGGGAAAGCGTAAATCTCCTTCGTCCATGGATTAAGCTTGTACTGACTGGCGACGATCAGCAGGGCCGACATTTGCGCGTCAGACACCTGGCCCTTGAAAGCTGTTGCCTTCAATACCGTTGTCAGATCGTTGGATTCTGGAATGCCGAAGAGTTCGGCCAGTTGGTTGACTTGCTGTACTACGAGAGCGTTGCTCATTTGATGCCTTTCTGCTGCGACTCTGGCAGCGTTAGAGGTGGAACTAAATTGTACTACGGTTGTTTCTGTGCTTCGTGATGCTTGGTCAATTCGGTAGCCCATTCAAGCACCTGCAACCAAGTCTTCTTGCTCACCAATACGCCTTGGTCGAGGTCTTTCTTTACTTGTTGTAGTTCCTGCAAATTCATTCGTTATTCTCCTTATCCTTTAGTTGCTTTGGCGATGGCGGCATAGCAACGATCAAACTGCCTCCCGTCGCCGTCATCGTTGAAATCTTCCTGACGTTCACACATGGCAAGCAAGTCTTGCAGCGCGGCCAAAAGATCTGGCGCCGTAGCCGCAAGTCGACAATTTGCGGCCACCTCTCCTGCATCGCGCCGGCCGCCAGAAAGTGTTTTCATGTGAGTGAAGATTGCGATTTGACCATCCTTATCGCGTACTGTCGCAGTCTCATCGACTTGTGCATGCCATGGGCTTTGTGTGTGTTTCATGCTCTCTCCTTAAACTCGACTCACCAACCAACCCAGCACCATAGCCGAGGCGATCAGTACAAACACCATTGCGCTGGTATTGCGGCGCTTGGTGGGGATGCGCTTAATCATCAATATGCCTCTGCTTCTTCGCGAGTCATGAAGAAGTGGATTCCGTTTGCGCATTCAATCTGACGATTATCATTGAAGCTATCCGGCAGCACGGTTGCGCCAACTTCATACTTGGTCTTGCCAGTGTGCTTATCAAAAGCATGGCCGGTAAATTCTTTACCATCTTTGAACATCGCATATACCACCATAGCAGAAGCACGGCACTTGCGCGATCCGTAAGAATTGAAGCGCTTTGCGTCATGAACAATAACAAGCTGCGCAATCACATTTCCTTGCAGCTTCTTCCAGCCGACGAAAGAGCCTACTTGCGGAGTAATCAAAGTACGGGCAAGTGGCAATTCACCGTTTTTCACTTCTTTCAGGTTGGCATCGGACAGGTCGGCACCGTACAGGTTGGCACCGGACAGGTTGGCACCATACAGGTCGGCACCGTACAGGTCGGCACCGTACAGGTTGGCACCGGACAGGTCGGCACCGTACAGGTTGGCACCGGCTGCCAGCGCTGCGACCAAAGTAATTGCAATGGTGTTATTGATGGCTTCGTGCGAGAAAATCACGCTGCCAGAAAAGCGGTTTTTGATTTCGATCTTCAAGTTATTCTCCAGTGGTTAAGGTGCGTTACGGTTTGCTTTGATCTCGTCCAACTCGCGGTTGATACGTGCGTACATGTCGCTGCGGCTCATGTAGATACCGGCTTTCTCCAATTCTTCCAGTCGGCGTTCGAAGTAGTCTTCCTCTTCATCAGCGATACGTTCTTTTGTTTCCTGGTTCACTTGAACTCCTTGTGGTTGTCTTTCAACGCCAAAGCCCCGTCGTGCGGGGCGTGGGGATGGTGCTGGGTGCCTGACGGACTACAGGCCGATTGCCTGGCGTATTGCGCGCCGGGCCTTCTGCTCGCCTTGGCGCTCGCCCTCTTTGAAGACGAAGGCGATAATTTCGCCTGGTGTCACGCGCAGGCAGTCGATGACAACGCCGCTGGCCTGGTGATAAATTTCCCCAGGGAATTCGTCATCGTTGTTATCAACGAAGCCCAGCGGCCCCAGCACTTCCAGCGCAGAGCGCTGTTTCTGTTTTGCTTGGTCCCATTCTTGTTCGTTCATGATGTCCTTTCAGTAATGCTCCACGAAGGCGCGGGGCGGGTTGTTAGGCGGATGCTAGCCACGCATCGCGCTGCTTAGCTAGTTCTCGGTAAATGTCTTGCCTGGTTCTTACGGTCCCGTCTTCGTTCTTGTTGAAAGGATTCAGCGTCATGTAGAACTTCTTTGTCTGCTGACGTTTTTTACCGGTGACTGGGTCAGTCCAGCGCTTCGTGTGCTGAATCGAGACTTCTTCAAAATTGTAAGTTGCCATTATCTTTCTCCATGGGTCGCCCCGAAGGGCGCGAGGGTTGTTAGGCGTAATCAGCAGGATCGTAATTTCCACCGACCTTTTCCGGTTCGTCGTCATCGCGCTTACCGATCAACTCGATGATCCGCTTTTGCGCAGTCTCGAAAGCCATGTGCTCCTTGTGGCGTTGATGAGGTTTTGCGAGCAAAAAATCAGCATAGGTATCGGCATAGTCGCCAATTGCATCCCAAAGTTTTGCGTTAGACATAGCCAACCCACGACGATTCATGATTCATTGCATGGACTTCAACAAGACCACGCTTTCCTTCGGCGATTTGGTAGCCGCTCGGACGAGAGGAAACGTCTTTGATAACTTCGCGGGCGGCATTGCGAGTAAAGCCGCGTGCGCGAAGCTCATTTACTGCTGCGCTTTTGCTGGTTACGAATTTCAGCGCGTTCGCTCCACTATAGGCCCCGTGCCCGATCTTGATGGTGTGAAGGTCTTTTTGAATTCCGATTGCCATGATCTTTTCTCCATTTCCCGCCGCGCCAATCGCTGCGTCCATGTAGAGAATCATAGCCCTACAAATCGAGCATGTCAACACAAATTTGTAGCTATTCAGCACTTGTATTGTAGTGAGAAATGCCATACACTTCTTCCACGACTTTGACATCTGAAGGGATTTATATGATGAATACCGCTGAAGTAGCAGCAGAACTTAGGGCGTACATAGCGAAGAAAGGACGTATCCAAAAGGAGATTGCAAAGGAATGGGGATGCTCACCAGCGCTCGTTTCCGCAGTCCTGCGTGGTACGCGGAATCC